ACATGCCCCCGCATGTGTCGATTAAGGATAACCGCTTCACACTGGTGGACGCGGGCGGTAACGAGAAACAGCACGATAAGTTGTATCTTGAAGTCGTGATCGCAGATGTAAACCCTGCAATCTCCAAGGTCTATTACGAAGGCAAGTATGACCCGAAGGCCGAAAATGTTGGCCCAACCTGCTTCTCTGACAATGGTGTTGGTCCGTCTTCACAGGCGACCAAGCCACAGAACGCTGTCTGCTCGACCTGCCCTATGAACGCATGGGGCTCCGCCGTATCGCAGATGACAGGCAAACAGACCAAGGCATGTAATGACGCCAAGAAGATTGCTGTTATCGTTCCTGAGCTGGGCAACGATATGGTGTTCCTGCTTCGCATTCCTCCGGCCTCATTGAAGAACCTTGCGGCCTACGCCCGCACTCTGAGCGGCATGTCTTTAGGTTCACGCCCCGCCGAACCTTCGGACGTTGTGACCCGTGTTTCATTTGAAAGCCAAGGCGTGCTTCGCTTCGAGCCGACCAGCTTCATTGACGAGCGTGTTTGTAGTCTTTTGGAAGCGCTGGACGTTTCCGACAAGACCGCCGCAATCGTAGGCCGCGACGACGTAGTTGTGGGGGCTTTGCCTGCACCTAAACCACCGGTGGCTATTGCTGCTCCGGCGTTTGTTGCTCCGGCTCCGGCTCCTGCCCCGGCACCGTCTGCCGAAGTTGAGGCGTTCGCCCCAAAGCGTACACGAGCAAAAGTTGCCGCGCCCGTGGTTGAGGAAGCGCCTATCGAAATTCCCGCGTTCTTGCGCAATGACCGCGCCCCTGCCCCTGCTCCGGCGCCAACATCAGGATTTGGTATGACTGCGGCTCCTGCCCCTGACAACGCTTTGCAGTCCGCACTTGCCAATGCTTTTAAACTTCCGGTGGGCTGATATGGAGATTGAAAAGTTTTCATTTGCAGGAAGGTTGCGTGAGTGCATGTCGAAAGGTATGCTCTCAATTTCCGACCTTTCAATTTGGCTGGGGCGTTCGCGCCCCGCCGTCAACACTTGGGTTAAGGGGCGCATTCCCTTAACCATCTATGCCCATGAGCTTCAGGATCGTCTACAGAAGCTTGAAAGCCTGATTGAACAGCAGGAAGGTAAACCTCTTGTGCCGCATACGGTGAGCATGAGGACACGGAAAACATATCTTTTGGGGTTACTCGATGCCGCTCTCACCTTCCGCCCAATTCCTGAACCGAATACTTCCAAGCCACGGGTGGCTGTGCGGCTTCATTCTGCCGGAAAAAAAGCACGTTTGGGCAAAGACGCCGGAGGAACTGAGCAATGAACTTCTTCGGCTGGATGCTCAAGGCCGTACGGTCTATCATGCCTGCGCGTCGTACATATCCCCTTCAACGCGCACCAAAGACAACATCCATTCAGTGCAGTCGTTGTGGCTCGATGTGGATGCAGGAGAAGGAAAACAATACGATAACGCCAGTGGGGCCTACACAGCATGTATCGCCTTTTGCGCTGCTGCTGGATTGCCCCAGCCAATATACGTCGGGAGTGGATACGGGCTGCATGTTTACTGGCCGCTCGAAGAAGCCCTAAGTCTGAGGGAGTGGGAAGCGTATGCTAAGGCTCTTAAATCACTTTGTAATGCTCATTCTTTCAGTGCTGATCCTAGTCGTACCAGTGACGGCGCTTCTATTTTGCGCCCTGTGGGAGCTCATAACCGCAAAGACCCGAGCGCTCCGCGAGTGGTGGATTGGGGAGGAGACGTAGAACCTTACCCTATCAGCGCGTTCTCAATGCTGAAAATTGTTGTAAAGGAAAAACCTAATGCGAAGCCTATGTCTGGTCAGCTTGCTGCCCTTGCTCACGTGCACGACAGCATCCCCTCCAATCCACACCAAGTTGCAGACCTATGTGCACAGCTTGGGCATTTCAGAGACGTCCTTGGTGTCATGCCTGAACCGGAGTGGAAAGCCGGATTGGCCGTTCTCGCGTTTTGTGATGGTGGAGACGATGTCGCTCACGACTGGAGCACGGGAGACGAACGTTACGATCCCGCTGAGACCGACAAAAAACTTGCTGCTGCAAAAGCGTTGTCCGGCCCCACCACCTGTGAACACTTTAACGGGTTAAACAATCGTTGCAAATCCTGCCCACTGCGCGGCACAATCACTTCCCCTGTAGAGCTGGGGCGCGGCGCACCAAAGGCTACCCCTGCCCAGATCGAGTTTGCTAAAAGCTTTGCAGAGGAGGAAGCAACCCTGCCCGTCGTGGGTTCGTTCTGCCATATTGGCGGCGCATTGGTATTTAAAAGCGAGAAAGACGGTAAAGACGTTCACCTGCGCATCACGCAATATCCCGTTGTGGTCGAGGCCATAAGCCGTGCAGAATTGAACGTCGAGCAGCATTCTATCGTGCTGAAGCACAAGCCCCCGCATGAGGGCTGGCAACATTCTATCGTGCCGCTCAAGACCTTGTTCGGGTCGTCAGGTGTGGCCGAGGTTATGGGCAGGGGCATAGTCGTACATAACGGCGACCTGTTCAAACAGTATGTGAGAGAGAGCATGGATCAATTAAACGCTCAAGGACGGGCGCAAACTCAGTACGACCAGTTTGGCTGGAAGGACGATGAAACATCGTTCCTGATTGGGCAACGCCTATACACCGCCACGGACGTAAGGGAAGTGCCGGGCGGGCAGGAAGTTCGCCGCCGATCAAAAGGTATGGGCGCGCAAAAGGGTGGCTCTATGGCCGCTTGGAAGGACAGCGCGGACATGTTGTTTGCTCCGGGCTTTGAAGCTCAGGGGCTTGCAGTCCTTACATCGTTCTCTGCGCCATTCATGCGCTGGCAGGCTCACGCTGAAGGCGGCGCAATCCTTTCCTTAATCTCCCGCCAAGGCGGTAAAGGCAAGAGCACGGCTCTGGGCGCGGCGGCGTCTGTATGGGGCAGGTTGGAGGCTATGAAGCAGACCAATAGCGACACTCGTGTCGCCCGTGGTATTGTCACTGGTGTTATGGGCAATCTGCCTGTGATCCGCGACGAGTACACCCAGCGTGATCCCGAAGCCCTGCGAGAAGAAATTCAGATATTTACCGAAGGCCGCGACAAACAACGCGGTGCCGCAGACGGCACGCTCATCAACATGGGCGCATCGTGGCAGACGATTATGATTGCAGGCTCCAACACAAGCCTCGTGGACACTCTTCGCGCTGCAAAGAACGGTGAAGCTATGGCTGGCCGCATCGTGGAGTTCATTGTGGACATTCCAAAGAACGCTCAGCACTGGCGCGGCGATGCTTTAAAGGATGCTATGGACGATAACGCGGGCTTTGCGGGCGAGTTGTTTATGCGCTCTGTCCTACAGCCCGCCAACATGACCTATTTAAAGAACTGCCTGCCCCAGATAAGGGAAGACCTTATCAAAAAGCATGGCCTTGCCTCTGACCAGCGCTTCGTTGCCCGTTGGCTTGCGGGCGTGGCCGTTGCTGGCTTGGTAGTACGGCATCTAGGATTGCTCGACATCAGCACTGATCGCATTATTGATTGGGCACAGGAACGATTGTTCAATGAAGACACGGCATCCTTCCGCGGCCGTGCGGATGAGCCCAGCCACATGCTTGCTCGCTTTCTGTCCGATAACCTGCAAAGCACTTTGGTTATGCCCGGCCCATTTGTGCCAAAACAAAAGCAGCTTCCGATTAAACTGCCCACTCGCAGCTTGATTATCCGGCAAGAAGTGTCATCAGGCAAAATGTTTATCGAGGTTAAAGCCTTGCGGACATGGATGCAAGAGCAAGAGCAAACATGGAAAGACTTAATGGACGACCTGAAGGCAAAGGGTCTGCTTATCAACCCGTCTCGATACATCACTTTATCAGCGGGCACGGACATGGCAACGGGGCAGGTGCCCTGTGTCGAGTTAAATTCAGAGCATCCTTTATTGACTGGGGTGTTGGCTGAGGTGAAGAAGGAGCAAGTAGCATGAGCGTCGAGAAGATATTAGAAGACCGTGCAAAGACACACGGCGATTTTGCCAAGCACGCGCAATACACTCAGCGCATCAAAAATGTGATGAAGGACACCGTGAATTGGTTGTCTCTCACCAATTCAGATAAAGAAGCTTTGGAAATGATCGCGCACAAGATCGGCCGCATTCTGGCAGGCAACCCGAACGAAGCCGATCACTGGGATGACATCGCCGGGTATGCCAAACTTGTAGGGAACCAGATCAGAGAACGCGCTGCGCCCTCTGCGCGGCCTGTTCCTCGAGTATTATCTTCAGGAGCTGGGGCAGTCGATCTTCCTGCTGCCGCCGGAACTGCTGCTCGTCAACCTTGATCTGACTGTTTAGGATAGCTTGAGAGCCCGCGAGCTGGGCTCTCAACAACGTACCAAACTCTTCGTCGCTTGGATCAAGTTCTATGTCGAGAATGGTTTCGATCTTGCGTAGCGCTTTGCCTGTAAGGCGTGTGAGCATTACGCTGTTGTCGAGTACAACATCCCCTTCGCGAACCCCATCGCTTGTATTTTGGGTAATTGCTTTGACAGGCGATCCCCAATGTCCGTCCGCCACATAGGGGAGTTGGGCACTATCAAGTTGTCCAAGCGACGGTAAGCCCTGCGCTTTGCTTCCCTCACTGTCTCCCCCGTGCCCGACATCACCAGAACGTAGTCCCCCGCCGTCACTGGGATCGGAGAGGTTATGATCGTCTCGCCCACTTCCATTGGCGCCATGCCCATCGCCATCTCGCATGGGTGCAGGTTCTCCCAAATCCCCGGCTTGATCCCGTAGATTGGCGTCCCCACCACTTCCTTCTTGGTCAAGTGCGAGTATGGATAATCCGGCACGGAGAGCACGACGCCGAGGGCTATCGTGTCCAGTGTCGTGTTTCGGGCGTCGCGGCCCTCCGCTAGGTCTCTGAGCCATTCTACACTATCTCCTTCGTGTAGCGCCTGCTGAATGTTGAATGTCGGCCAGCCGGGGCGCATCGTAAACTCTAACGGCCAAGGGGTGCCCTCGTCGTCAATGATGCAGTTCACGTCTATATACCCGACATACCCTACCTTTGCCAACTCATCTTCGAGCGGTGCCAGCACGGTCTCTGCAAGCTTGCTGTTGCGAACATACCGAATGACCGTACCTTGTTCACCTGTGGCAACGCCCTTGTCGTCATTCATCAGCTTCTTGAACTCAAAGTTCTCGCACCAGCCTACATTGAACCCGTGCGGTCCGAACCAGCCGCCCACGGCCATCTCTACGCCACCAATGAAGTCTTGCAGGATAAAGTCTCCTTTGAGCTTCTGGGCTTTTTTCCAGCGTTCCAACATGTAGACCATATCGGCGGGAGACTTGGCGACATAGGACAACGCCTTGTCCGCATCACCTGAAGGCTTCGAGACAAAGCGCCGCTGTTCCTTTTTGACGTAGCGGATAGCGTCATCATAGTTGGAAAAGTTTTTGACTGGCGGCACGGCTATGCCGCACTTCTTGAACATCTTCATGCCTGTGTCACGCTCAAGTTCCCACTTGGCGCTCTCTACTGAAGCGCTGATAACCAATGCGCCTTCCTTCTTGGCCGCATCGAGCGAGTGCAGGTACATGGTGTTGTCTGAATTGAAAATCACATCCGCCCAGCGCAACCAAGGTTTAAAGTCGTCGATCAGCTCGACAAAGCCCTTACCAATGTACTTGGTTTTTTCCGTCTGACGGATGAAGTGCTTGACCTTATGCCCGTCCCGCTGTGCACGGATCGCAATGTCAAGAGCTGCGCCCTGAGGGTCGATAATAAGAAATTTCATTGTGCGTTCGCCCTTTTGTATTGCTGCTCGATG